GACAGCCTCCCTTCGCACGTGAAGTGCGAATCTAGCGCGCAGGCTGCGCGCTAGAGCCTATTGTTGTGACACTCCAAAGTAGGAGGACACCTCGATACAGTCAGACTCGATGGCCTCGTCGAAGAGGTCAAGGGTCAACTGGTCGTGGTGAACGGCTACGGGATGCGCGCCCTTTAACACAGACCTCGCGGTCTTTGCGACGGAGCGATCAGCCATAGCCAATTCCTTGGAGAGTTCGAAATGCATAAGTTCCGAAACGGCCTTGACGGTCTCGATCTTCACGATCATCAGCTCATCGCTGGTGCCGGGAAGGTCGATCTCGCCATTGCCGCAACGTAACTCAACATTCACTCGCACTTCCAGGTTATCTAAAGCCGGGAAGACGAGTGCCGCGGAGAGAATGCCATAGTTTACCATGGTAATACCTTTCTGCGGCGAAGCTTCAAAGAATTTCTCTTAGGAGACCTGGTTGGGTCACTAAGATATTCTTCTGCCTCGCCACGGTTCAAGTGGAAGAACAGAAGTCTATCATACCCAACAAGCTCGTCTTCGAGCTTGCTAGACCCTACTACGAGGGTATTCACCACGAGTTCTGATGTGTTGGTTTTCTTATTCCAACGCAGAACGGGCGTGGGCCCCTCACGGTAGAAGTGCCAGCCGAGGCCGGAGCACGTTTCATGAACGCACGGGAGCTTATACATCTTATCAATGTAGTCAGCAACCATATGCGCCGTACGGATCAAACCGTTCTTTGCAAAACGATTTGCCATATGAACCCATGAAACGAACTTACCAGCATCACGGTGTGACCGAGGTGGTTCTTGACGTAGATAGGTAGGGGTCACGTTGATCCCATCCATCCAGTCAAACCCACACGATTCGCGAAAACCTCCACTGTAGAAGGTCTTGCGTTCGTTCACCTTAAGGCCGAAAGCCATCAGGTACTCTGCCACTTTAACGATGCAGTCTGAAGGGACAATCAAGTCGTCCCCGAAGACCAATATGTCCTTTCGGGCTTTTTCGAAAGCCTCAATGGACCGGACTCTGCCTGACTTGGTAAAGACTCGACGCTCATCACAAACTGCAGCGATGCAGATCATGAGAAAGCAAAGAGCCTCTACTGGAAAAGTCAATGCAGAACCCATCGAAGCGTACTTCCGCAGATGGAATTGCTTCCCATCTGGCATCACAGCCCTGGTCGAACGACACCCGAAGAGGTGTGTTGCGAGAACTGGGCTGTGGCGGAAAACGAGCGAGACCAGTTGACAACTGACTCGATCGGACGCCTCGGAGAGGTCTACCGTTGCTAATGACCCATCCACCGAGCCTCGATAAGCAGCAACCTGGTTAGGGCGCTGATCATCGAAGTTAAGATGGCTATGGACCGTTGGCACAAAGCTGCCCTTCCTTGCGAAAGGTCGGGCAGACTGAAGACTCTTCACCAAACGCGCAGCAGTAAGCTGTTGAGCAAACTGCATAGCGGTTGGTTCAACGCAGATGATGCGTGAGGTCTTCATGGTTTTCGGAACGGAAACTACCTTCACAGGTAATTCGTCCCTAGGTAGAACTACCTCTCTGTTCGACTGGTGTACGGTTGAGAAACCGTACAAATGTTCCCAGCTGAACAAATGATCCCATCTTTTGAGATAGACGCGACCACGATACTTCTCGTTAGCCCAGGCCTTATCAGCCGTGGCTCCCGGTCCATGCCGTGGAAGGATCGACTCATCATCGATCGCCTTAATGAAACCGCGTTCGATCGCCGGAAAGAAACGGCGACAGACAGCGTTTAACATCAAGGATTTATCTGCCTCAAACTTTGGCAATCGTCTAAGATCAGAATCTAGCTGCTGGTAAGCCTTTTTTGCTTTGCGATCCCTCTCAGGATCACAAACCATAAAGACTTTCTTATACCAGTAGCAGATCTGCCGTATGAACTTAACGGCAATGGGATCCCTAATGCCTTTGGGCAGGATCTCACCGGTCTTAGAATCGAACACACGACACGTCAACCCATGTAAGAAACATGGTAAGACGGATTTACTTTTAGGTCTCTTTCGAAACCGTGAGTAAATCGAGGTCGTAATGCGCCCGGCTTGTATGCTCTGTTCGAGCCACTCGCCAAACGCAGGAAGGGTGATCCCTAGAAAGGATAGACCCTCGTGTTCAAGACGTGACAGAATTGTCACTCTGTCGCGTAACATATTAGCACAAGTGTTAAAATGTGCTTCATCGAGTTGTCCAAGAAGGATATCTAGGCTTTTCATTGATGCTCCATCTCAGTTAAGAGATAAGGGTTTCAATCCATAGCCTAACATGCTCCCAGACTGCACCCATCTTCTGATGGATACATGCAGTGAAGTCCGTCCACGTGACGAACGCACAAGTGAGCTTGATCATGGTTAGATCAAGACTCGAGTGCGAGAAATTTCGTCATGTTGGCCGACTGTGACATGTAGCCGCAGATGCCAGTCAAGATATCGGTCAGTTGCGAGGTGGTAAACCCCGCGGTCGGCCGATTCAAGACGACATATGCGCTTGCAGACACAGTTTTGGTCAGTCCCGTCGACGGATCCGTGTACGGAGTAAAGAAATCGAGACGAGCCTCTGAACGAGTCCGAGCACCCTTAGTGTGGGTGATCTTGGCCGTAAAGAGGGCGTCCGACGTCGAATACTCCGCCGCGTATCCGTCTGAACGAATGCGGGCCATAGACTTCGCCGTACCTCCCGATATGGCATTGGTTTGCCCTACCGAGATAGAGATCGGATCTGCGAACATGGTAGTTCCTTTTCTTGTTGTTGGGTTCGTCTCGTACGAACCTTGCTACGTTCTAGGGGCGGAATGTTTCCCGCCCCGAGAAAGTCCTAAGGCAACAAGGATGGACCACTGATACGCCGATAGTGACGCAAAGGTAATCCCGAACCCGTAAGGGTTCGCTACCTCCCGTTGTCGAAACTCATACTCCGTCCGAGAAGACCCGGACAGTGTGATGGTTTGACTAGGCTGCCAGACGAATCCTTTCTGAACTCCCTGCCGAAAGTAGCAGTAACCGGGTGCCTCGTATGTGAACCTCTCGGAACACATAACATAAGCATACTCGGCTACTACACCAAAGCGGGCGAGATCATAAACATTCGCTAGAGCCGCTCCAACGGACGAGAACCAGTCCAGTAACCATGACCATGGGTACAACTTGTAAATTATACTCGGGTCAGGTGCAATTCCAAGAAGTTTGGACACAGTCCACCCAGAAGGTGGCTTGTTAATCCAATTCTTGTTAGCAAGCTCTGGGATATAGTAGCGGTACTTTGCTACAAACCAGATCTTGCGGTTGTAAACCTTGCGTACAGGAATGGTTGTCGCGATACCCCACGCACCGGGACCGTAGAGCTCCGTATAGAGTACAGGGCCCATAGTGGCGATAGGCGGGACGAATCTCGCTATATCTTCACTAAAGCCACCTGCATCTAACGTAACTTTTCTACGGACGGATTTGCCATTATGACGACGCAGCCAGGCCAACTTTTGCGCCAATTTCTGTTGCATCTGAAGAAGAAACAACATATCTTGGAGCATCGGTGCAAGCCCAAAAGCGCCATACAAATAGGCATCTCCTGCAGCATGTGGACTCGACATAGAGCGAAGTAATCCTCCAACTGATGTTAGACCTGAGGCGAAAGCCTTATAGCCTGATCTCAGATTAGAGAAATATCTGTAGGTTTGGGTAACCATACCTGGCAGATCTTTTAACTCGCCAATCGAGACACCCAAGTTGTAAATCGGGTGTGTAGGAATTGTCCTAGCATAACCGCGTGCCCCCCACCCGACAAGGGAGAGGGGAGTTGGTTCTGGTGACGGAATGTAAGGCTTTACAAAGGCCTTACCCCTGTACCAAGCTAGGCTTCCGATGAAGGAATCAATGTGGCCCACTCGATCAATGAAGACTTTCTTTTTCTTCACGAGGAGTGGTCCACCTGATCTATAAGGAGGACCGGGATGCGTCTCATCTACACACGAATGCTCTCCGAGATAAGCGTCAACGAGGAAGTGGCTGGTGTCGCCAAAGTTATTGCCGACACCTGCCGCCTCGCCGCCATATCGGATAAAGTGCTTACGTGTGCGCTGAGCCATTTTAACCTAATCCTTGTGCTAAAGTAGGGGGGG